CTCTACTGGCCTACTGCCGATGGCCTCGTGCTGGGCGCGAAAATAGGTCGCTGGCTTCCCAAAGCTGGTTACATGTTCGGTAGCGCAAACACGTTGGCTGATTATCGCAGCCAGATGATAGGGCACTTGCAAGATAACTGGTTCGTACCACTGGTCAGCGACTATTGTCGCCGAGTGATCGAGTTGATCCCCAAGTCTAATCGCCGATACCGACAGGTTGGGCGTGAAGGCAAGGAGGAAGACTACAAGATCCACGCCGAAAAAGTGCACGAACCCACCAGCGAGACTTATGTATTTTCACACCTGCGTTATGGTCTAACCCGCGACCACATTGCAGAGTTTCGTCAGGCGCTTTCAGAGGTGAAGTCCCTCCCCGTGATGCTACGACTCGACTGGGTCGAACGCATCATGGAGATCGACGCTTGAGCGGGTGCAACAAACGTTGTACCCTGGGACTGTGTTATTGAAGTAGAAAACACTGAGTAAAGAATCTTGAGTTAAATGGCTAAACCCAAGAAGGTGAAAGCTGCTAAGGTTAAGCAGGCTAAGTCCACCAAGACGAAAACCCCTAAGAATGGTAAACCCAAGTCTGGAAACGGGGCGAAAGGAGGAACTGTCAAACATGCCCATGTTCAACATGCATGTTCGATTTTGGACCCATTTTGCCCTGCTGCTCGAGCAGCCAAGCGTCCTGATGTTATGGGTAATACTAGCATCGGTTTTTGCGTACGTGGTTCTTCGGTTATTACCACCGATGCCACTGGTGCGGCCATGTCGTGCTTTGTTCCCGGCTTGGGGCGCTACGGTCTTAACACCGCTACGCTCGCTGCCGGCACGTGGACCCTCAACGGGAATACCAGCCAATGGCAAACGCTCTCTTCGAGTGGTTTTGTTGACAGCAATGCGGGTGAAATCCGTATTGTTAGTTTCGGCTGCATTTTCCGTAGTACTGCGTCTGCTACGAACTGCCAAGGTCTTGTTAACACCTTTGTCGTACCTAATCCAATCAATGGTATGACCTTGGGCGCGCTGTCGTCCAATTATCCCGAAACCCGCATGATGCCGATGACTGCTGGCATGGAGCTTTCTTGGATTTCCAAACCTGTGGGCACCAAAGCTCACATGTTCCGCGCGTATTCTGACGCCACTAGTACCATGACCGATTTCGACTGGACAAGTATGTTCGTTGAGATTTCGGGTGGAGCAGTGAGCACGGCTGTCGCCGTTGTCGAGTACGTCGTGAACGTGGAATTCACTCTCAAGAATGCCTCCATTGGAGCTTCCAATATGGCCGGTACCATCACGAAACCCCGTCCCGCTAACCCTGTTGCTAACACTATCCAATCTAGTGTTCATAGCAAGATGGATTCCTTCGTTTCAGGAGGAGTGGAGAAGCTTGAAAAAGCAGTATCCACGGCTGCTTCGGATGCTTTCGACATGTTAGGTTCTTTCGGGCTTGGACTTCTTGGCTTTTGAGGATTGACAGGTGAATTTATCAGAGATACACAGTGGCCAGCTGGAAGAGGCCGATAAACCAGTAGACGACGATCGTCCGTAAAACTTCGCTATACCGATGACAAAACTGCTCCGCCGCCAATAGAATAAATATAGGAG